ACCAGACTGCGGGGGAACAAAGAGTTCCGGTCCGCGCTCACCGACGATAACCGGTCCGCTTACGCGACCGCCGCCTGCTGCGAGGGACATGCCTCCGCCGCCCAAGCCACCCATTCCCATCAGTCCGACCCCACCGCTGCCGCCGGAAAAGCTGTCCATGCTGGGAGCGCCACCAGCCGAGTTACCCACAGAGCCTACGCTCCCGCCCATCGCAGAGAGCGCCGCCTGGATTGCCAGTTGGATGAGCAACTGCGTGATGATCTTCTGGATCATTTGTAGCATAGCCAAGGCGAACTTCTTGAAGTTCGCCTTGCCCGTGGTCGCCAGCTCTACGATGGAGTCTGTGACGAGATCAAACGCGCCAGAGAGCCCTTCGCCGATGGTAGCGCGCGTACTGGTAGCGAACTCGAAGATGTGAGCCTTCGCGTCGTCCAGGCCCCCCGTCATTGAGTTGAAGAGTTCCTCGGGGGACATGAACCCCGCTGCTTGGATCTCTTCCATAGTCCGGTTAGCAGCTTCGGTCTTCTCCTCGTCATCGGGGGCGGCGCCGCCGCCGAGTGCGGCGGGGACCCCCACGGGCTCGTCGTGCTGGCGGCCTACGATCGCGGCGGCGCTCTCTGCGAGACGCTTAGCTTCGGCCATTACATCTACGACGACTTCCATGGCGGTCTCTAGGGCGGGAGCTACAAACCCCTCGATCAGGTTGCCCGCACCCTCGACGCCCTTTTTAAGTTTATCCTCGAAGGATTGTGCGAAGTCTATAGAACCCTCCTCTGCGTTCGCCCATGCCCCTTTGAGGAAGTCCCCGCTTACGAGTTGGCCCATGTCCGCTTGCTGTAGGGTCTCGACAAATTGAGAGACCTTCTTCATCTTGTTCAGGATCGCGGACAGGAAGTCCAATGTGCCGTTGAAAGCCCGCTTGATGCCGCTTACTGTGGAATCGAACATGGGGCCGATGCTCATGGCGATCATCTTTGCCGCGAACTTGATCTTGGAGAATCCCCAGTTCGCAAAATTGACGATAGCCTCGAACGCAGTCTTCGCAACGAGTTTGTACATATTCCAGTACCCAACGAGTACGTCCATTAAACTGATCTGTGAGCCGAACACCTCTACCGTCGAGTTGCGGAACCGGTATATGCCCGCAACGATAAGGGAGATCACTCCGACGATCGCCATGAACGCGGAGGTAAGTGGAAACGAGACTATAGTCAGACCCACTACTGCGGCAGCGAGTATCGCTACCCCAGCGGCAGCCCCGACCATCGCGGCCTCGACGTTGTCCATCATCTTGCCAGCTTCAGGTCCGCCCTCTTTGATGATCCTGTTCATCTCAATCAGGGGCTTTGTGATGAACTTGTCTATCGCCCCACCCAGTCCCTCAGCGGTGCCTGCGGCGTGCATCATCATGCCCGCGAACAAAGTAAGTTCTCGGTTTACGGAGACCATCTGGGCCTCAATGGTGAATGAGAACTTCTTGAACTTCTCATTCAAGCTATCAATCGACCCGCCAAAGATTCTGACCAGAACGTCCGTCGTGATCTTGCCGTCTTTCCCTAGCTGGCGCAAAGCGCCGACAGGCTCATTCATGCCTTCGGCCAGTACCTGGGCGATCATGGGTGTCTGTTCTAGGACCGAGTTGAGTTCCTGCCCGGACAAGCGGTTAGCCGCTAGGCCCTGCGAGAACTGCCGAAGTGCGCCTTCGGCTTCCTGTGCGGTAGCACCGGAGAGCCTAACGGCCTTGGTCAAGTTTTCGACCATCTTAGATGTGGTCTCATCCCCGAATCCGGCTCCCGATTGCACCATCGAGATGCGCTGATACACCTGGCCGACTTCCGTCAGCGAGGAGTTCATCTTGCGGGCGATGTTGATCGTGTCCTGCATCTTGAATGCCGCAGACCCGGAACTCTTAGCGAAGACCTTCGTCTGGTTGGTCAGGTTCGTGAACGCATCTGCGGACCTGACGAGCTTGCCCGCTGTGCCTATGGCAACCGCGCCTACCGCCGCCAGAGCGATACTAGCTTGGCCCGCGGACAGTCCAGCGCGATTCATGGACCTGCCGAGTCCGTTCATCTGGCGAGTGGTCTGCCGGATGCCTCGTGCGTTTACGTTAATGTTAATATTTTGGGTCGCCATCTGTTCCCCTTTAGCGTATTCCGAAGTTTTTGTCTAGCACGTCAAAGCCGATGAGCCAGTTGACAGCTCGGTTGACCGCACGCCTAACGAAGCCAGCGGGGGCTTGCGTTGAGGTGCCAGTGTCTAGGATCGCAATGTACGGTACCCCGTTCGAGATACTCGCGTTCATTGTACCTTTGCGGATCTGCGAGTGGGCCTCTTGGTGGGCCCCAGGAGGTTCGCCATATTGGCCCTCCCCAGGATCATCGTAGTTCGGTCCGTTCGTACTGATATTCCACCCGTTGGTTGCGCGTCGGGTGTCACGCGGAGTTCCTGTGCCCGCTCCAAAGGAGCGTGGGTCTTGTGTGAGTTCGCCATAGACTTCGGAGGATACGTCCCGCACGAGGGTGCCTAGGTTGCGCTCAATATTCCTGACTATCTTTTCTAGCTGCCTAGCCTCTACCGTCATGTTCGTTCTCATCCGCATTGTATGCTCACTCCAAGAAAAGGGCGGACCCTCATGTGAAGGTCCGCCCATTAGACTGTGGGGTTCCGCTAGCCACGCCAATGGTTCAGCGGGGTACCCCTCTATCGGGACTTTGCCCTGCCTTTGTTCTCTGCTTCCTTTTGCTTCCTGCTCATCTCCTCTTGAACTACAGCCAGATACTCGGCATCGAGTGCGTGGATGTAGGCGATGAAGTCCTCATAGATAAGGACATCTTGAGTGTACCCCTGCCGCTCAGCATAGTGATCAATCGCAGTCCAAGGGATTGGCCCCGGACCACTCATTGTATACTGGCGGCAGGTTGTTAGAACCCAAAACTCCTGAATGAACGTACCGAGATGCTCCGGTAAGTCAGGAGCGACTGCGCTTTCGGGAGGGGGTACACCCGCATCGGCTGCGGCCTTCAGGAGGGCCGACGCCCTTTCGCCCCATTCCAGGGACCAGCGGATATACTCCCTTAGTTTTTTGAGTTCTGTTCGACCTCTTCCGCTATGAAGTTCACGGCCTTCTGGGCCTCTTCAAGAATCACGGTCCGAAGCTCAGGGAGATCCAGCAGCAGTTGCTTGGCTGCCGGGACACTGAAGGGTAGTGCCTTGCCATCACGGTCGTTGACATTGGACCAGGACAGGATGACCGTCTCGGCTATTGTCTGACACATAATGTCCTCGGCCTTGTCATCGCTCATGGTGCCCGCTTTTATCGAGCGTTCGTAAGGTCGGAGAAGGGCCTGCATACGGGTGGCGAATCTCCTGTTAGAGCCTCCAGCACGGGCCAAGGTGAACTTGATCTCCACCTCATTGTCGAACAGGATCAGCTCGAAGCCGTCGAGTTCGGTATCTTCATTTGTTTCAAAAAGACTGTAAAGGGACATGTAATTATTCCTATAGTGTTCCGGGGATTGGTTGCTGGCTACCTGCCAGCACGAACGCCGAGCCTAGGAGACTCGGTATGAATTGTGCCTTTTTACTTAGGGCCCTCGGGGCTGGGCCGGGTTGGCTGCCCAGCCCCCAAGTTCCTAGTTGCGCTTAGACGGTCTTCGCGATGGTCAGAGTATGGTTCGGGGACGAACTGTCGCGAAGGGCCTGGAAGGAGATCGAGGCCATCACGTCTTCATTTTTCCCAGAGACGTCCGGGGTGCCCTCAGAGAACTTAACTCTTGGCAGGAAGAACATGATGCTCTCGTCGCCCGAGTTGAAGGCCAAGGTCAGACTGGTTTCAGAGTTGTCGATGACCTTCTGGATCAGGGCCGAGTTATTGAAATAAGTGTTCAGCGAGCCGGTGACCGAGAACTCGCCAGCGCCGATCGAGATCGCCCCCAACGTACCAAGAGCGTTTCGCTCGCGGAGGTTGTTCTCGATCTCAATGCTTGCTTCCATGACGAAGTTGTCGCCCATGGCTTCGCCCCCAATGGCGATGGTCGCCACGTTGCTCGCCGCATTGTACACAGAGAACGCTCCAGCGGTGGGACGGGTCAAAGATCCACCGAGTTCCGCCTGGAACTTTTGGGTCTGGCCCGTGAAGCCAAAGGAGGCCTCAACGATTGAGGACGCCGAAGCGCTCATGCTGAACGTGCCGGGGACCATGCCGCGAAGATACTCATGGAACTCTCCGGTTTCGTCGGTGCGGTACGTCCGCTCCAGGGTGTACGAAGACTGCGTCGTGCCATTGCTGATCGACGGGAGCAGGGTGACCGTGGTTCCACTGGTTACGCCAGCAGAGGTCGTCGAGGCGGAGATCGTGATCGACGTTGATCCCGTTACAACGGTAACCGGCGCGATGACTGTCTCAGTTGCATTTTCAACCTTAACGACGCCACCAACAGTGACCCCACTGGTAATGCCGGTACCTGCGAGAGTGGTTCCGCCAGCGACGTCCGTGAAGGTTACTGAGCCGCTGTTTACTTTCACCACAGCGGTCTGTCCGCCAAGGGGAGTGTTGCTGAACAAGACCCCATCCAACAGGCTGTCAAGGGCGGTGCCCGCGATCAGCTCGGTGTCGAACCCGCCGCCGACCGAGCCGTTCACGAGGACGAGGTCACTGATCTCTCGGTCAGATCGGATGATGTTTGAGGTGGTCGTCTCAGGGGTGAAGCCGAGGTCAGACGAGCCGGTGAACGGGAGGGCCACAAGAGCCCCCGACGTCGGGGTGACGCCGGGTGTAGATGCGACCTCTTTGATATAGCGAAGACCCACGCGATTAGTATCAGACATTAAGTAATTCCTTTTTGTTTACGACACGCGGTCGTATGAGAAGTCAGCAACTACGTTCACCTGAAAGTAGGTTCCGTCAGCGCCGAGTTCGTTTATCTGGACGTTCGTCAATCGAACGATGCTGTTGTCCGCATCTTCAAGAGCAAACAGCATTTGGTCGGACAGGTTACGAATCTCGTATTGTCCGCCGCCTTGAGGCATAAATATTTGGATGAAGAGTGCCCCGAATCGCCGCTTCAGCGACTGGTCGCCCAGGCTGATCTGTCGGCCAGAGAAATGACGAACAGTAGCGCGACCGAAGGTGCTCGGGATGTCAGGACGGTCCGCGTCCATGTTGTCGAAGTAAAGCGGAGCGCCACTGGCCTGAGCGTCCCAAGTCGTCTTGACTAGGGTAAGCATCTCGTCCACTGCGCTCATCTGTGTTGACATATCAGTTCTCCACCTTCAGGATGTACAGGATGACCTGTGATCCGGGCTGTACAGTTTCGACCTGTTGGATTTCCAGCACCCGAGAGCCGTCTACTAGTTTGTCCGCGATGGTCGGGGCCACGCCAATGTCCCGTGCTGCGAGGTAAACTAGTACTTTGCTCTGCTCTACTGGAGAAACAACCAGTTGGCCAGCGGTGGACAGGCGAGCTTCCAAGTCCTGCGCGTTCTCATTGAAAAACACAGCAGTCGTCAGTTCATCGGTTGCAGTGGTCGTATCCCCTGCTCCGCCCCAAGGCTTCGCGGGGTCGCCGGTCGTCGTAGACGTCCGTCGAATTGATACAGGTCGGCCGTTCTTTTCGATTAGCCGAACTGCGGTATCTATTAGCGCCATGGTGCCCTCCTATCGGATGGTGCTGCCTGAGCGCCCGCCAGCTAGAAAGCCAGAGGACTGTATGATCTTGTCCGCTGTCGGGTAGGACAGCGTGATCTTGACTCCACGAGCGGTGTCGAATCGGGTCTCCTCTTCGAGTGTGCCGACCTTCTCGCGCTTGTAGCTGATTGAGTTAGGCTCAGTCTGGTCCACGGCGGGGGACAGGTCCACGAGGGCCGCGCCCGTGCCTAGGACTGACAGGGCGTACTCAGCGGTCGCTTCCGCGATCTCTGCGGGAACCGTCGAGCTTACGTCCGCGCCACGGTTGTTCAGGTACTTCGCTGCCATTGGGAAGCTGAGTGCCTGCGTGGTGAGGAGGGGGGTACCTGTGAACGTCCAGCGGGACTCCACATAGTCCGTCGCGCGAATCAGCGCGACGACTTGGTCGGACTCGCTTGCGTCCGCCCAGATTTCGTTACCCCGGAGTGCGTGGTAGGTTGTTGCGTCGGCGAGTGAGATGCAGGTGTTGGCGGCGGTGAGGCCGGTTCCGTCTTCGACGGTCAGATCCGATGCGATTGGCATTATGCTAGATCCTTCGCGATGGTGACTGAGCCAAATAGTACCGTGGAGACTACCCCGGCGATGGTTACTTGGAACTCGTGGTAGAACACGCCAGCCAGGGCAGCGGTGTCCGCTGGGTCGATGAGGACTTCGCAGAGACCGTCCGTGCCGGTGTTGGTGAAGGACACACCGGAGCCCAGGGTCTTAGAGACCAAGGCTGCTCCGCGGGGCTCCACGGCGGTGGTGCTCTTCTTGGACAGTACCCAAGTGAAGGCCCCGGCGGAAATGTCCAGCGGCGATCCAGCGGAGTCGTTGACTGTAACTTCTAATGTCATCGTATCGCCTGAGTGCATTGATGCGTCGTTTGAGGTGCCTAGCGCCATGCTATACCTTTCCTGCGAGGCCCGTGAGCGACGCTGTGAGTGTTTGGACGCCGGTCATCCCGGCGGTGAGTGTTTGTACGCCGGTCATCTCTGCAACTTTGCTAGGCTTCCCGTAGACCACCGTCAGTTGGGACACCGAGGGGTCGAGGGTGAACATCGACCCAATGTCCGAGGAGATGCCGAGGGCCGCGGAGTCAGCCACCGGGGTCATGTACAATAGGACCGTGGCCTTTTCGTCTGTGGTCATCAGCGAGGGGTCGAGGCGGGTTAGGCCCCAGTCCTCATCATCCCAGTTGCCTGGCTCAGTCCATGCGGCGGATCCCTGGGTTGTGATAAACGCGCCGGGTTCGCGTACGTGCCCGCCCCAACTGCCAGCCGTTGCACTGCCCTTCCGGACCTGGATGTAGAACTCATGAGTCTCCAGGCTAGGTAAGCCATACGGAGTCTTTCCGAACGCGATGAACTGATTGTACCCGCGCTCAGAATGTATGCCCTGCGAGGGGAGCAAGACGGGGCTGGCAGAGAACTCGCCGACTATGTTCTCAGAGAATTGATGAAGGGTGACGCCGGACCCGGTAATTGCAATAACCGCTTTGCCGATCAGGTCTATGGTTGCCATGAGGGCTCCTTATATTACGTGAATTGGAACGACAGGTCGCCAATGCCGAACTCAGCGTGATCTAAGGTCGTGACGACGATCGGGGTCGTAAGGTTCCAAAACGCGATGAGCGATACGGACCCGACACCTTTGTTGATTGTGTAGCTGCCGATAGATCCACCAGTCGAGAATTTCGGCAGGATTATAGGCGCGGGGTTTGTGACGAGGCCGAGAGAGTTGGAGACCCACGTACCTGTAATAAGGGTATCGTTTCTGAGATTGGATACCGTACTTGTGTTGCCTCCGTTAGAGAAGTCCCCGTTGGCACTTATAGTGCCCAGGCTCGCATCATAGATTGTTATCTCCCATTGTGCAAGCTCATCCGTGTTGATACTGTTCTGGATAATCGCCCAAAGTCTTCTCCCACCGTTCATGATGCGTCTCCTCTTTCATAGTAGTCGCGCATGAAACCTGCCAGCATGAGGTCAATCTGCGGGCCCGAAGTGTCGGCGCGTTGGGTGATGTCGGCTTCGTATTTATTCCAGACGAAGAACCGAGTGTATGGGTTCAAGGACAGATTGCCTAGGCGGAAAGCACCGCGGGGGGTCAGCCGGTTGGCCAAGAGCAACTCCCAGAATGGGTTGTGCTCGTGGCGAGTCACTCGGTCGATCCTGCGGGACCACTCCTCTACTCCCGGACCGTCTGCGTGGTAGTCCGAGAGGAGGTCAAGAGCGTGAGCCGTGATGGCGTTCAGCCCGTGGCTGTAAGCATTCTGGAAAAAAGTGTTGTAGTGAAAGGTCAAGGCCCCAACATGGTTGAACCAGCCTTGGTGGGGCTTCTCACCAATCAGGCCCACCGAGTAAGCCAGAGCCTCTAGGTTGAGCCGTAAGGGGGCGTCGAGCATCGCGGCGCTCGTCCCATGGGACCGGCCGAGATGGTCGCGTACGCTCCACCCACGGTTCCGTATGGCATGGTATAGGTCGGTGATGACGCCGGCCACCGCGTCGTCTATCTGGGCGTCCACGCCCGGGAGCAACGTGCGGCAGGCCGAAAGGCCGAACAGGATGCCGGTGATCTGGTCCTTCGTGGTCTTTAGCTGGTAGGTGTATCCGATGCGGGACTCAAGTACCTTGGTGCGCCAGAAGTTTCCCTCAGGCAGGGGGTAATCCAAACCGAATGCCAACATGCGACTCTCGGGCATGGCCCGCCGAACCAGTACGCCGCGGGTGCTCGTTGCTGTGGTCAGCAACGAGACGCCCCGCAAGCATAGCCGGATGGCTTCGAGCTTATCCTCAGATGGGGCAGCGGCATAGCGGTAAGCCATGGCGCCCAACTGGAGCCCGGTGTAAAGAGCATTGTCGTCGTCCGTCCAGTAGAGGCCCGAAGAGATGTGCCGCGTGTAGGCTATGCCATCCACCTGGTGGTTCTCGATGTAGTTCTCAAGAGCGGCCTCTAGGGTCATGGGGTATCTCCTTCGGGTCTATATCAAGCGGTAGCCCTTCGGGATACTGAGCATCCTCATGCAAATGCCGCATCCGGTCTGCTCGTGTGAATAGGCAATGTAACTGCTCCGGGTACTTGTTTACTAAAAATGAATCCATGTATCATCACTGACCCCTTTGCCCCTCCGCTTCCACCGAGTGGTCTATGCCTAATTTGATAAACTATTTCCTCAATGTCGAGTGGACCTGTCATCTCATGACCCGTGCTGATTGCAAGGGCATCTGTGAAATCCCATGTCAGAGTCATTACTTTATCTAATTCAGTTGTTCCGGCATATAATAACCCAGATTGTGCATCTCTCGCGGCAGCATCAAATCCTTCAGTAAGGGAAACCCCATTGAGAAATCTTGGATAATCCTGACCTGAGGCTCGATCCCCATGAAAATGCTGTCCTCCATATGCTTTCAAGTCTCTAGCGTATGCAGTGAAATATCCAATATCATTCATACTTGCAGTGGAAGTTCCTTCTTCATTAACTGAGTTGAAAGTCGCAACCATAGACAAATATTTGTATTCGGGAGACAAAGCTCCGTCTGGAATCCCGTCTACAGAAGATGAAGTAAAATGTGATTTTACATGTAATTCATCAGTTCCTGTCCCAGAAGCAAAGTATGGAAATCCAACAAGACCCATCGCCGTCGTAATAGATTCCTCTGTTTCTAAGAGAATACCTTGCCCTACGCGAAGAGCATTCTCACCAGTATGTTGATACAAGGATGCATTGGAGACTCTTGGAAAATTGGCGGCTCTATCAGTTCCCAGATCGACATCCCCAGAAACGAGCTTTGAAAAGTCCATTGCGAAAGAGTATTCATATGCTGGACCGGTAGGCGTGTTACGATCTTTGTTCCGGTCCATCACATACCATTGCTTCTGTGCAAGGGTGGTGCCTTTGCCACGTTTGAGTTTGGACATTTCGGCTCCTTAGTAAAAAAAAAATAGCGGAGAGGACAAGGAGATGTGCTCGCCTTTATCCTCTCCGCAGTTTAGGAGCGTGGAGTCAAGCGCGTAAGCGCAGCAGGAGACTCAACAACACCCCGGGTTTATGTTCATAGCAACTTCATTTCGCGCAGCACCGCCGCGATCTTGTTCTTCTTTTCGTCGGACTCTGCCTGAATCATACGGCGTGTCGCCTGCTGAGACTGCCAAAGCTCCGTGGAGGTGAGCGTCTTGGGTTCGGGGCGAACGCCGCCGAGCTTGTGCCGGACGGCAACCGCCGCCGCCGCCGCGTCTTCGTGCCCTTTGGCCTCTGCGGTCAGAGCTGCGTATGCAGCTTCGTAGTCATACCCCTCGTCACCGGGAAACTTGCCGTCAATTTCAGGCGAGCCGGGGATGGGGTTCTCGCGCTTTGGCTTGAAAGCGCGGGGTTTCTTGTCTTCGCTCATGTTATATCCTTCCGTGCGTCACGCACTTGGGTTGGCTACCTGTCATCAGGCATCCGGGTTGTTGTAGATCTGAACCATCTCAGCCACGATCGCGGACCGCTCGACTTCCTCCTCAGTGAACTTAATGTGTGCGATCAAGGCACTAGGGACTTGACTAATACGACGGATGATGTCGGCTAGGCCGTTCTTCTCGTAGCCACGGTCGAACTGGGCGCCGTCGCCGGTAACAAACAGACGTGAACCCTCGCCGATGCGAGTCGTAATCATCTGCATCTGGCTCGGTGTGGTGTTCTGGCTCTCATCCAAAATGATGATCGCATTCTTGAAAGTCCGGCCACGCATGTATGCGAGCGGAGCAATCTCGATCACCTTGTCCTGTATGAGCTGCTTGATCTCGTCGGGCCGGTAATACTCACCGAGGCAGTCTAAAATGGGCCCCAACCAAGGGGCCATCTTATCTTCGATTGTTCCGGGCAAGAAGCCGTGCTGCTCGTCCACGCTAACTGCGGGGCGAGTGATGACGAGTCGTTCGATGCTCTTTTCCTGAAGCTGCTGGACTGCGAAGATGGTAGACACGTAGGTCTTACCCGTCCCGGCAGGACCGCTGGCAAATACAATCTTCTGACTATCGTCCTTGAGCGCAGCAAGCAGTCGCCGCTGCCTGAAGTTTCGAGCCTTGAGGACCACCTTTTTCATGGGCGGAGCCTTTACAAGTTCGGGCACTAATTCAACGGCTCGCTTCGCTTTTCGCTTCTCTCTTTTGGTCACAAGTTCCCTCTCGGCGCTTCATGCGCTAGTGGTTGACGGACCCTCATGGGCAGCGTCAGACAAGGAGGGGCCCGAAGGCCCCTCCAAGTCTCTATGCTTATACGAGCGTATCGACGCTCGTTACTGATGCAACCGTCTCGCCCAAAATGGTGGCGGATTCAACGGTCAGAGTGACCGTCTCTCCGGCGTCATACGCGCCAGCCGGGTAGGTGATAACAACCGAAGCCAGACCGTTCACAAACGTGACGTCCCGGGATAGGATGGTTGGGGTCGGGGTGGTGGCGTCGGTCAATGTCACGCACGTCGTGATGGTCTTATTGAACCATTCGTGGACATTGCCCGCTGCGTTCTTGAGTGCAACCTGAACGGTACGAGTTGTCCCCGCGTCGGCTACGGTGTTGACTGTGCCGAGCGTTGCTGGGGACGCAGTGAAAACCAGATCGCCGGACATGGCTTCCTGTCGTCGTGCGTTCTGCGCCCCGAGTGCGTGCGAAGTCTTGCTGCTGAGTTTAGGCATATGTATGGCCTTTCGGGGGCCGGGGGGCGTATTGCCCCCCGGCCCAGACAGTTGTGATTTAGCCGTTCGAGCGAAGGATCGCCAGCGGGATGTCCTTGCGCTGTCCGACCGTCGTGTACGCAGTGTTCACCTTGAGTTCCGCATTCGTGGGGGATTCGCCAGCCGCGACGTTGGTCGCAACCGAGAAGCCCTTGGGGTGAAGCACGAACTCACGTCGGTTAACGAGGATCTCTTCGCCGCCGCCGTTGCCGTTCAGGGCGTTACGTTCGATTTCAGTGCCGACTCGGGGAGAGCCAACGCCGTACTGGAACGCACCAGGACCAAACGCAACCGAGGTGTACATCGGCTGGACGGTCGTCGTGTCCGCCTTTTTGCGGGCGGGGTCAACGGTCAGTCCGTCGTCTACGAGGAGCGTGCGCCCCATGTAGGTTCCGAACCCAACGTCTGCACGGCTGTCCGGGATGAAGTCAATGAGGTTCGCCTTCTGGAGGTTCGTGTGAACAACCGAGTGGACCGCGATGGCCGTAACGTCGCTCTTGTGGTCGCCGAGAAGCTGGAATGTGTCCAAGATGTCGCTGCTCGTTGCGAGGTTAGCCGCAACCGCGTCCGTGTTAACAGCAGCAGCGATGTCGTTGATCAGGCCCGCCTCATCGAGGATAAGACCCTCCAGGATCGCGTTGACCATCTTCTGCTCTTGTCGAACCCAGTAAGAAGCGACTCGACCAGCGACCATCGCCATTGGGTCAGCACCAGCGAGCTGGCTCGCAAGGTCCATAGCGGACCAAGCCTGATTGCGGTTGTGTCGAATGCCGATCTCTTTGTAAGACCCAGCCTTTTCAGGTGTTGCTGCGCCACTGTCGCCGGATACGTTGGCTTCAGTGTCCAGCAGGTCTTCCCAGACGGGCATCTGGATCAGATTGCCCCCGCCGGACAAGAAAGCGTCGAGTGCGGGGTTACGAGCGATGACGCCCGACCGCACAAGGAGGCTAAGCTCCGTGCTGAGTTGCTGCGTGTACGCCGAGAAAACATCCGGGACGATCACGTCTGCGATTTGGGTAGTTGCCATTTTGATTTAAGTTCCTTTTGAAGTTGGGCCACGCCCACTGTTGGGCATGCTGGCCTATAGTACAAATAATTGTTCAGATGGCGTGGCGTGTACTTCAAGTACACAAATCAACCAGGGACTCCCCCGGTAGAACTTATTGCGATCAGAGTCCGAACTTAGCCGGATTCTCGCCTGCGGCCTTCGCCAAAGCCTTGGCTCGCGCCGGATCAGACACCACAAGGGCGCCGATCTCGGTCATATTGAAAGTTTCCTTCTGGAAGGGGTTCGGGCCACCAGCCGGGGTTCCCGACTTGCTGCCCGCAGCACCTGCGCCAGCCGACTGTTTGAACCAGTGGCTGCGACGTCCAGAGGCTTGCATTTCTGTAAGCGATTCACGAATTGTAAGACCCGGCTCAAGCCCGACTCCATCTTTGGAGACGATCTCGCCTAGGTCGTTCATCTCGAAGCTGCGCTCAACAAAGGGCAGGAGATCCTCACGGGCTGAGTCAACAAGCTGTACACCCTTGTCACCGGAGATGGCGTCCAGGGCAGCATCGCGCATCGTGCGCTGAGTTGCTGCACCTTCGTGCATCTGGATGGCGGTGGAGTACGTGCTGTTCTGCTCGCGGAGGGTCTGGAGTTCACGGTCAAGCTCTCGCGTCTTGCGAGCAGCGAGGAGTTCCGCGCGGTCTTCCATCTCCTGTGGGTCGGCTGCCTTGGGGGCTGCCTCAAGCTGGAAGGTCAGGTCGTCCGCGCGGTCGCGCAGTTCCTGAATCTCACTTGCGGACATGTCGATCCCGGTGAACTTCGACTTCGTTTCTTTGTGTGCGCCGCGCTCTGCGGCCAGGGCTTGCTTCAGCTTCTGTACGTCTTCCGAACCCGGTCCATCGACCTGTAGTTCGTAGCCGCCATCGGCCTCAACGTAGTAGCTTGCGAGGTCGCCTGCATCTTCGAGTGATTCAATTCGTCGTTTAATCATTTTGGTTCATCCTTTGCGCGTCACGCGCTTGGGTCGGCCTCGCTCAACATAGAGTTCGGCCTACGGTGGGTTATTCCTCGACGTCCTGCTGGTCAGTCGGGGGTTGTTCGTTATCGTTATCCTGTTGCTGAGCTTCTGCGATCTTGGCTTGCGCCTCGGCCGTCTTGGCTGCTCTGTCTGCTTGCGCCTCTTCCGAAGCGACCGAGAGACTAGACTTGCGGATTGCTTCGAGGACGTTGCCCT